AGGTTATTCTGCGGATGATATTATTTATGCTGAAGGTATATGTTCTGATGATGTCGATGGACCTGTTTTTACGGGAGTTGATAATATTGGACAATTTCCAAATTCTATGAACACATTTCTTGGTCCGTTTATGTCAGGAGGTTTGGCTGGGTTTCCATTTGTTGGAACTGTTGGATTAGGAGCATGGGCTAGCCACATTACGACTGGAGGAACTTTATTTATTACAAGTACACCACACATTGGTGTTACTATAGATGGTCGTGCAGGTAGAATGTTTAGAAAAGGCAAAACAGATAGTATTACTGACAATACTTGTGGAGCTGTGGCCGGAGCAATAGGTGAGGTATTAACAACTTGGAGTGCTACCACACCAACATTTAGTACTTATTCAGGTTCAGGTGATTATGAATTTTATAAATTAATTGATATTTTATGGCCGTTTAGGAGTACATTAACAGGGTTTACGGGGTCAACCGAACAAATCTATAATAAAAGAATGGTTTTTTCAACAAATAAAATTAAAGAAAACGCATTTGATTATTTAAAAACTAATTTATCTGGTGCGACAAGTAGTGTTTTAGCATCAAGACCTTCTCTTGAAATATTTTTCTCTAGTGGAGTGTTTATTAACACTGATTATGGATATGAATCATATGTTAATATTGACCAATTTTGGAAATATAGTATTGACGGTGGTTGGGTTGACCTAACATCAGAATATGTCTCAGGATTACCTTTATAAACAAAAAGACCTTCGGGTCTTTTTTTATTATTTGACTTAACTAAAGATTTCCAATATATTTATAGAAACAAGACAAATCTGATTTAAAATCAGAGCTAATATGTCATTTTAAAAAAATATAATATGATTAGTCAAGAAGAAATAAAGTCTTTTTTAGAAGGTAATGACCCAGAAGAACATATAGTGTCAATTGAATTTGATTATATGTCAGATTCAATTTATAAAATCAAAGAAATCCCTGGTCAAGGAAAAACAATTAAAAAAGACACTTTTACCGCATTTGCTTGGGTCGGAGACCTAAAAGAATTAAATTTTTATAAATCGTCCAAAGCGATTCAAAAAGAAGCTATGTCTAAATATGGTATCATGGTTGAAAAACTTGAAACTAAAGGGGACGAAAGATTGGAATCGGGATTAAAGTTTATGGTTAAATCTCTCAAAGGGTACCGTTCATTAATTCAATTTTTTAAAGATGGTGGTCTTGAGCCTTGGGGGGAAAACACAAAAGATTTAATTACTATTTTACCTCCTGTAGAACAATATCTTATACAAAAAGAAAAACGATTATTTAAAGGGTATAGTGAGTATAACGATATTACAAGATTAGTATTTGACTTAGAAACAACTTCCCTTGAGCCTAAAGATGGGCGTATTTTTATGATTGGTATAAAAACCAATAAAGGTTTACAAAGAGTTATTGAATGTTCTAATGAAGAAGAGGAAAAATCAGGTTTAATTGAGTTTTTTAATATTATTGACGAAATTAAACCAAGTATTATTGGTGGATATAATTCCGCAAATTTTGATTGGTTTTGGATATTTGAAAGATGTAAATCACTTAATGTTGACATTAAAAAAGTTTGTAAAACTTTAAATCCGAACCATAAAATAAAACAAACCGAAAACTTATTAAAATTAGCTAACGAAGTTGAACGATACAATCAAGTAGGTATATGGGGATATAATGTAATTGATATTATCCATTCTGTAAGAAGAGCTCAAGCAATTAATTCTGGTATAAAATCTGCGGGTCTAAAGTATATTACAAAATATATTGATGCCGAAGCTCCTGACCGTGTTTATATAAATCACGAAGAAATTGGGAAAATGTATAAAGAAAAAAACGAATTTTGGTTAAACGTTACCAATGGCAAATATAAAATGGCCGATAAACCAGAATTTAATGATTTAGATAAAAGATTTCCGGGAACGTATATCAAAGTAACCGGAGATAATATTGTTGAAAGATATCTTGATGATGACTTAGAAGAAACTTTATTAGTGGATGATGAATTTAACCAAGGTACGTTTTTATTAGCTTCTTTAGTACCAACAACATATGAAAGAGTATCAACAATGGGAACCGCAACTCTTTGGCGTATGATTATGTTAGCTTGGTCATATAAACACAAATTAGCAATACCTAAAAAACAAGGAAAACGTGATTTTGTTGGTGGGTTATCAAGGTTATTAAAAGTTGGTTATTCTAAAGACGTATTAAAACTTGACTATTCTTCACTTTACCCTTCAATACAATTAGTACATGATGTTTTTCCTAAATGCGATGTAACTGGGGTAATGAAAGGAATGTTAGGTTATTTTAGGGATTCTCGTATTATGTATAAAAATTTAGCGTCTGAATATAAATCTATTGATTATAAAAAATCATTATCATATGGACGTAAACAATTACCACTAAAAATATTTATAAATGCTTTTTTTGGTTCGTTAAGCGCTCCTCACGTTTTTAATTGGGGGGATATGGATTGTGGAGAAAAAATTACTTGTACTGGTAGACAATATCTTCGTCAAATGTTAAAATTTTTTATGAAAAGAGGATATACCCCACTTGTTTGTGATACAGATGGTATGAATTTTTCATTACCAAATGATGGGGTAGATAATAGAAAATACATTGGTAAAGGTCTTAATTGGTTAGTAAAAAAAGACAAAGAATATACTGGTTATAATGCGGATGTTGCCGAATTTAACGATATTTTTATGAGAGGAGCGATGGGTTTGGATTGTGACGGTACTTGGAAATCGTGTATAAATTTAGCAAGAAAAAATTACGCCACTTTAGAGCATGAAGGGAAAATTAAATTAACTGGTAATACTATTAAATCAAAAAAATTACCTCTTTATATTGAAGATTTTTTAGATAAAGGTGTTAGGATGTTACTTGAGGGTAATGGTAAACAATTTGTTGATTGGTATTATGAATATTTGTCAGTTATATATAATAAACAAATTCCATTAATGAAAATTGCTCAACGTGCCAAAGTTAAATTAAGTATAACTGATTATGTAAAACGTTCTAAACAAACAAGTAAGTCTGGAGGAGCTATGAGTATGATGGCTCATATGGAATTAATCATTAAAAATAAATTAACTCCTAATTTGGGTGATGTGGTTTATTATGTTAATAATGCAAACAAAGCTTCTCAAGGGGATGTTCAAAAAGTTTTTGCATTTAAAATGACAAAAAAACAAAGAGAATTATATGAAATTAAAAACGGTAAACCAGCTCCTCCCGATAAAACTGAAATACAGATTAATTGTTATTTGTTAGAACAAAAAACTTTAGAAAATAATCCAGAAATGAAAGGCGATTATAATGTTGCTAGAGCTATTGCCACTTTTAATAAACGAATACAACCATTATTAGTGGTTTTTAAAGATATTGTTAGACATTCATTGTTAGTTAATAATCCAGATGATATGGGGTTATTTACTAAAGAACAATGTGAATTAATAAATGGTCACCCATTTAAAATTGAAAATCAAGACACTATTGAAGATTTATTAGAAATCACTAACGATGAACAAACATTTTGGAAAAATATAAATGTTTCTCCTGATTATATTTATGATTTTGCGTCTGAAGGTTGGCAAAATTTTGTTTAAATTTTAATATTTACGTTATTTATAATATTTATAAAAAAAGAAAATATTTATGGATAAGACAAAAGAAGATTTTGATAATTTAAGCCCAGCTCAGAAAAAAACTTTAAAATTATTTTCTTATTATGTACAATCACATGGTCATACTGAGACTAATAAAACATGTTGGATTTCTGATTGTCAAATTGACGATTTAAATGACCAATGGATTTCATCTACTGGACGTTTTTTTGATACTTACGACGCTATTGATTCTGTAATTAATCAAATTATAGAAGATAATGAATTATCTTCAAAATCTTTTTCTGATTGTGATAATAGTGGCGAATTAGACATTAATATTGACGCGGTAGAATGTAAAATATTAATTACTTTAAATGAAAGAGTATTTGGAGAAAGTGAATCTGGAACTGAGTACGATATAAACGATTATAAAGATAATAAAGGAGTTGTAAAATTTATGAAATTTTTAACAGAATTAAGTATTACTATGGCGTATGTTGAGTTTAATGGTGGTGGAGATAGTGGAGACATAGAATCGTCTGTATATGATGGTAACGATGAAATCTTAGACTTAAGTTACGATAATGAAGTTGAAACTTTTTTATATAATCGTTTAAATAATTTTTATCGTGGGTGGGAAATAAATGAAGGGTCTCACGGTAAATTTGTTTTTTACCCTATTGACAATATTATTCAATTAGAATTTAGCGAACATACTGAGGATTTTGTGGACCGAGGTAAAGTTTTTTATTCAGAGTTTTAAATTAATTTTCATCTAGTTTAAGTCCATCTGAAGATACAATAAACCATTGATTTTCTAACGAATAAAATTCAACACACGCTCCTTTATCAATAAAAATTTCACCATATTGGTCATCAATTAACCCTTGTTTTGGAACAATATAGGTCCCTGTTAACGCTTTAATTATAATATGGTCAGTTGTGTCCGAATCTAAAGTAACTCTACATGTGTCAACGTTTTTTATCACTAACAGATACTCACCATTAGTATTATAAACTTCTTCAGTTATAAATTTTTTACCTTCATCTACAGCAGAATCAACTTTAAATTGTTTTTCACCAATTGTTTTTCTTATAAAATGCCCTTTTTTAATTATACTCATATTTTTATTTTTTTAAATTACATAAATTTGTCTTGGAAACGCTCTAAATTTCATTTGGTCGTTTAAATATTTTGCAATTAACGACTCTCTTTCCATGACTTTTTCTGGTCTTAGTCTTGTTAATCTACCTTCAGTCCCAATTAACTCTTCTAATAATTTAAGTTTTTCATCTTTAGCTTCCGTAAATAACGATGTGTAATCCATAGTTAATTCACTATCCGGCGTTTTTAAATTACCACTAAATTTACCACGAATTCTTCCAAGAGCTTCTTTTGCATATGCAAAAAACCAACGACGAATCCAAATTTGGGATGGACTATTAAGTTCTTCCCAGTAAATTTTATCCATTGGTACGTCTGATGGTAATTTAATAATATCTGGGTTCATTTTTAAACATTTATCTCTATCGTCTGGACCAACATCATAATACCAATACCAAACCTTACCTTTAGTTAAAGTTCCGTTACCAAAATCAAATTTACCACCTGGGGTGTTCATTAAATGAATTGCTTTTTTACCATCAGGTAATGCGGTTATTCTATATGTTAAGTCTCCGGCAATAATTCTTCGTTGAATGTTAATCTCTTGCATTCTTAACAACATATCAAAGGCGGGCATCATAAAATACCCACCACCCATACCGGCCGGTTGAGCCAATCCACCTCCACCACCTAATCCCCCACCAGCTCCCAATGACCCAAAAGACCAAGGGTCAAACATTGCGTTGTTTAATTCCGATGGAGAAAACCATAATAATTCATTAATTTCTCTCCCAGCTGGGATTTCATAAATTTGTTGATTTTTTTCTAAAACAATATAGTCTTTTTTTAAGACCGAATCTCCACCGGCTTGTAACCCAACTATTTTTGAATATGCGTAGGAATAACGTTGTTCATAATTTAAACTTTTAGTTAAAAAAGCTTTAGATAATGATTGTGTTGATAAATTAAGATTATCCAAAGATGCCCATTGTGAGTCAATTAACCAGTCTTGAACATATTGTGAATAATCATCAATTGATAATTGTAAAAAAGAATCTAATTGCTCATCTTCTAATTCAACACTTCTAAGAGGAGCACCAAGTAAATGCCTCAATCTTGTATAAAGTTCCGTTCTTTGCGGTTCTGCGATAATTGACATATAGTATTTATTGTATAAATATTTAAGTTATTGAAAACTCTCGATTATTTACAAATTATTTGCTCAGTGTCTTTTTGTTTTACATCAAAAACAAAATTTTCAAGAATATTTGACCCGTTAATGTATTTGTAACCATTAATTTTTGTGATTTGAGGTTTAATTCTAAATCGTATAGAAAGTCTTAATTCATCACAACCTCGTTGTCCTTTATTTGACCAATAAAATTCAATATTTTCTGTTGGAACAATTATGTTTTTATCATAAATTATTCCATTAAGTGATTTTCTTACATTATTTAAAAATTCATTTCCATTAGATTTAATCCACATATATAATACTGACATTACTTTATTATATGTTTGAATATACTCCGGTTTTAAACTTTTTAAATCTGTTTTTTTAAAAATAGAAAAAAATTCTGAAAGGTAACTATCAATTTCGACATCCATTTTTTTAACTTCAAAAAAAGAATTGGCATCAAAAATCTTTTTATTAACCCCATTTTCAATAACGTATAATGGTGAATTAGTAATTAAATCTCCTTTTTGAGGAATGTTTATGTTATTTATTGAAGATTTTACACATTCAATAATTTTTGTGCAATATTCAGATGCTAAATTAGAATCTTGATTAATTTTTTTAATTATTTCAAAAAAATTTTTAGTTTCAGTTAAATCGCCACATTTGTAATCTAGTTTTAACATTCCTCGTTTGAGTGTAAATTCGTTCCCAACAAAAGAATTTTCATAATTTGAATATTCTTTAGCTCTTACAACTTTTAAAAGGTCTTCTAAATCACTTGGTATTTCATCAAGATTTTTAAAATTTTGTAATGTTTTTTTACTTTGGTCATCACTAAACAATGGGTCGTTTATAAAATCGGCAATTGTTTTTAAAAACGAAATAGTTCTATTTTGGTCTTGTTGTGAAATTTTAATAATGTTAGGTAAAATACCTGTATGATGTCTAGGAAAAAAATCAAGTAAGGTTTTTAAAGTTTCCTGTAATTGTTTGTTTAAAACATCTGACGCTCGATAACTTATATTTTTTAATTCGCACCAAGGGGAGGAGTTAATTTTTTTGTCAACTGATTGTTTGCAAAGTCGATATGTGTAATCGATATTGTTATTTATATCTTCAACTAAAACTTTTAATTGTTTTTTTGACAATTTAATATTTAACATACTAATAAATATTATGAATTAAATTTTTCTTTGGTATTATATAATTACCATTTTTAATTGTGATATCATCATTTTTAAATACCATTATTTTATTACTCATTGTTGAAAAAATAATAAAATTTGTTTTGTAAGGTTTTACATTTCCAGTATTGTGCATTTTAAAATTTTCCCCGATATCTTCAGCTTTTAAAAATGGTTTTATTTGAGCTGTTAATACCTCCCCATTTATAATTATTTCACAATCCACACCATCTTTAGTGTCTCTTTTACTACCTAATTCACCTACTTTTATTACGTTGTCTTCGCCATAAATTTCTTTAAGTTTTTTGACAACTGACGATTCTCTTTTTTCACCAATAGAGTCTTTTTCTTTTAAAATTACCATTAAATTATTAAATGTTTCTGAATTTCTTGAAAAGATTCGAAATTTATATTTGTTTAAATATTCAATAAATTTTTTAGTTTGTAATATTTGTTCAAATGGTTTAACACCAACAATATTTATTTTATTTATTGGGTCACTTCCTTTTTCACGGGTAATAACAAGATTTATATCTTTAAGTAAGGTACAAAAAGTGTTATAATTAGTGTTTAATTTATTTATTCCTGACCTTCCAGGTTGTTCTAAATCATAAATTCCATATAAACTGTTTGGTTCATACTCATTTTCTTTATAATAATGTTCAGGAAAAACTTCAGATAAAATTATATCTATAGCCGTTCTGTACATATATTTAATATTTGGATTGTTATTAAAAATAAACCTAATCGCTTCAACCTCTGGCCAACTACAAGTATTTGATTTTGTTTCAGAAATAAGTTTACGTAAATTTTCTGTTTCATTAATTTTTTTCTTTAATCTTGAATTATAAAGTGAATTAACAAATTCCCAATTTACACATTTCCAAAAATTAGTAACGTATTCGTCTCTTTTATTTCGATATTTTAAATAATACGCGTGTTCCCATAAATCTAACCCTAATATTGGGTATCCGCCATCTTTCACAACATTCATTAACGGATTGTCTTGGTTTTCAGTCGAAAGTATTTTTAATACGTTATTTTTAGTTAAAACCAACCAAACCCATCCAGAACCAAATCTTTCTTTTGCTGCGTTTTGAAACATATTAACAAAACTTTTATAAGTTCCAAAATCTTTTTTAATTCTTTCTAATACTTCACCATTAGGTTCTTGAGTTGTTGGAGACAACATTTTCCAAAACAAAGCGTGATTAAACGCCCCACCTGCATTATTTCTAACCCCTTTATTAAATCGACTAATAGATTTAACAATTTCTTCGAGTTCCATATCTGGATAATCTTTTTTAGAAATTAGTTTGTTTAATTTTTCAACATAATTTTTATAATGACGATTATAATGTATTGACATTGTTTCAGAGTCAATAAATTTTTTTAAAGAAGTGTACGAATAGGGTAATTTTTCAATACCGATTTTTTTCATTTCGGTAATAAGGGTTTCTTTAACGTCTTGTTTTTCGGCTAATAAGATTTGTTTTTCAATCTTTTGTGATTTTAATTTTAATTTTTCCATTTACAATAAATATTACAAGGGACTGTAATTGTTAATAACAGGTACCTTATCTTTTTTCTTGTATTCTGTTCATGATTTCAGCAACAACGTCGCTTTTATCTAAATTATCACCCATCACAGTATCAATGATTTGTTTTTTATTAACAACAATATCATATATCCCCCCTTCAATAGTATTATGAAATATTGGATAGTAAACTAAAACGTTGTTTTTTTGACCATACCTATAAGCTCTGTCTTCAGCTTGAGATAATTCCCCAGGAACAAAAGACAAATCGTTAATAATAACCGCTTCTGCCGACGTTAAAGTTATTCCAACTCCGGCTGCTCTCATATTACCAACAAAGACTTTTACTTTTTCATTTTCTTGAAATTGGTCCACAGATTCTTGTCTTTTTAATTTTGGGGTTGACCCATCTAATCTAACCGATTGTTTACCAAAATGGTCAGCAATCCTATTTAATGTGTCAGTAAAATTTGTAAAAATTATAACTTTTTTATCTTGGTCAATTATATTTTGGGCTAATTCAATTGTATTATTTATTTTTTCTTCGGCAATAACTTGCCTTACTTTCATTAATTTACTAAATTGAATTGTAAGTGATGTTGACTCTTCTTTTTTATTATCAAACCAATCATAATATTCACCCATTAAGTTTTCGTACAATTTTGATTTTAATTTTAAATAAACTGGGGTTATTATTTTTTCAGGTAATTCTAAAACTTCCGTTTTTAATCGTCTTAAAAATTGTT